GACGCTTACCGATGTCACCGAAGACGCGACGCTCATTGATGGCTTATTAGCGCAAATCCAGTGCTTGCCATGCGTGCCGGTCAACGAAGTTGCCAACGATAAACTGCCGCTCTATGTGATGAAAGCCACTGCTGAGGTTGGTCAGTTAGCGACTGGCGCGATCTCCACTGAGCAATTTAGCGCTAGCTGCAAACGTAGCCTGCTGCAAAACGTTAACAGCGGTATTCGTTGTTTAACCCTAGCCGCACTGGCCGTTCAAGCGCGCATACAGGCTAATCCGGCTTTGTCTTCAACAGTCGATGCGATCAGCGGTCTTGGCGCGTCATTTGGCGTGGTTTGAGGTGCAGTTATGATTTCATTTGCTGCACAGCTCAAAAGACAAAGCCCCTCAATGTCCTACGGGCATGGCTGGATTTTAGGTGACAACGGTAAGCGCTGGCATCCGGTTAAAGAAGTTTCATGCGCACCACGATCTCAAGCAACACCCAAGAGAGGCAAATCATGGCTATCGAAGGCGATTCAATGCTTGTCGAACTGAGCGCCGGTCAACGTGTCGCGGCACTCAATCACGTTGCGTTGTTGCGCTCGCAATTTAAGGGCGGCGACAGCGAACAGGATTTATCGCGATTCTTCGACTCAATGCGTGATGTTAGAGACAGCAACTATCAGGACAATAAGCGCGCACTGAGCGCCATCTTTTTCCTGGCAAATATTGGCAAAGACCGACACAGCGCCGATTTTAGCGAATTAAGCACCGATGAAAAAACCGCCGTCATACGTGCAATGAACCAATTAAAAGCTGTCGTGAGTTTATTCCCCAAGCGAATGACTCTCTCTAACTAAATAACCCAATGCAATTAACTGGCGTAAACCCGCCGGGATTCACTTTGCCCAAAAACAGGAAATTACATGCTGAATAATTCATCCCAACCTAAACAAACGGCTTCATACATCGATCTCGACATGATGCTCAATGACGCGCGTAAAGAAGAACGTCGCGATCGTGCTGACCTGATGGTTAATCGACTGAACATGCTGGCCGCAAAGATTCGCCACGACGAATTATCGCCGGTTGAAGCGGCCGAGTTGCTTCATCAGGAAATCGAAAAAATCCAAACGCAAATCGCGGAGGCGCACTAATGGCCGACTCAATGGATATTGTGCAGCAGCGCACCGAGGAAATGCTCGAACGTAATATCGCGCTCATCGTTAACCGTGCCCCTGCGATTAACGCTTCTTTCTGCGAAGACTGTGACGCCCCAATTCCGGAGTTGCGTCGTCGCGCCTATCTTGGCGTTACTCGCTGCGTTTCTTGTCAGGAGATTGAAGAGCAGCGCGTGAAACATCTGCAGGCCAAAGCCTGATGACAGAGAATTATGCTTACCCGTGGAATGCTCCACGGGAAGCCATTGCCAGCCCCTATCCTACTTATAAGGAACTGCGAAGCCGCGATCAGTTGATTGCGGCTTTGGCGCATGCTGAGCAGTTACTCGCTCAGCAGCCAACGCTGATTCAGCTCGATGTCAGGCGGCGCATCGCCGAACTGGAAAAATCACAGGGCATTGCCCGTGCCAATGCGTACTTAACAAAGACTTTTGTTGAGCGCACATTGCCACGCGTCGAATGTGTGAATGCAAAATATCGGCTCGACGAAATGAAGGCCGGCACGTTTAATTTGCTGACAGCAAATGCCACGAAGGATATCGGTGCGGCGAGAGTGTGCGGCGCGCTATGGGAGTTAATGCGTCGTTTTAACCGCTTGCCGGATATGGCTCGCGCCGATGTTGATTTGCTGGCTGGCGACATTGCCAACTTTGCCCTGGCTGAACTGGTGCAGGTGCATGCTCAATCTGACAACGAATCAGATTACAAATACGCGCACCGCATTTACATGACCGCCGCCACCATCACTCGCGAATTCAACCAGACACCGCCGTTATGGGAAAAGGTAACATCCCGATTCTTTGACCCGGAAGAAGTCGCACCCGCGATAATGCGCATGCAAACCGAGAAATGGTGGAAAGGTCGCCTGCGTCGTATAGCGGCTTCATGGCGTGAACATCTGCAAATCGCCCTCGCTAACGTCAGCAAAAAACACACACCCTATGCCAGCAATATGACTGTCTCGGAGTGGCGCGAGCAAAAGCGCCGCACGCGTGAGTTTCTTAAAGGGCTTGAGCTGGAGAATGAGGAAACCGGCGAGAGGATCAGCTTAATCGACAAGTTTGATTCCAGCGTTTCGAATCCCGCCATTAAGCGCTGCGAGTTGATGAATCGCATTCGCGGATTTGAAAATATCTGTAACGAGATGGGCTTTGTCGGCGAGTTCTACACGGTCACTGCCCCGTCTCGATACCACGCCACTATCAAGACCGGTCATCGTAACCGCAAGTGGAATGGTGCCAGCCCGGCAGACACGCAGCGTTATCTGTGCAACGTGTGGCAGAAAATTCGCGCCAAGCTGCATCGCGAAGAAATCCGCATCTTTGGTATCCGTGTTGCCGAACCCCATCACGATGCAACTCCACATTGGCACATGCTGATGTTTATGCTGCCTGAAAATGTTGATCGCGTACGTGAGGTGATCAGCGACTATGCATGGCGCGAAGATGGCAATGAACTTACCACCGAGAAGGCACGCAGAGCGCGTTTTCATGCGGAAGCTATCGATCCCGATAAAGGCAGCGCCACCGGTTATGTGGCGAAATACATCTCAAAAAATATCGATGGCTATGCGCTCGACGGGGAGCTGGACGACGAGAGCGGTAAAGAGCTGAAAGCAACTGCGTCAGCCGTTTCGGCATGGGCAGCACGTTGGCACATTCGCCAGTTCCAGTTTATCGGCGGCGCGCCGGTCACGGTCTACCGCGAGTTACGTCGCATGGCCGACAGCGAAACCGCTCACGGACTCAGCATCGAGTTCGCTGCTGCGCATGACGCAGCAGATGCTGGCGATTGGGCAGGCTACGTTAACGCACAAGGCGGTGCATTTGTACGTCGTGATGAACTGGCCGTGCGCACATGGTATCAACCGAGCGAAGATCTCAATGCTTACGGTGAAGAAACCGTGCGCATCAGAGGCGTGTATGCCACAGACGCTGGCGCAGATACGCCGATTCTAACCAGATTGACGCAATGGAAGATTGTGCCGAAGCGTGCCGTTGATTTGTCCGTTGACCTTAAGGACGCGTCCGCGTCCTCTTGGAGTTCTGTCAATAACTGTACGGCCCCGCCGGATGATGATCCCCCTATCGACTTCACGCGCTCGCCGACCCGTGCCGAGAGAAGACGTATTTTGAAGAGATTGCATGAAAGCACGCCTGCAAAACCGCAAAAAAAACGACAGGCGCCGCTTTCTGATAAATATCGCGATCAACGTAAGCAGCTCAGAGACAGCTTTTATGATGTCTCACGTCTTACCCTTTCCGAAGGCGAAGTTACACGCATGATGATGGGGCACAAGCTCAAAGTTGGCGCGCAAATATTCTGGAGTGGAACAAGCGGCCATCTTTTCGTTGAGCGTAGAAAACCTTCAACAGCCCTGCAGCGGTTTGAGGTATTGGCCGCTCAGCATCGAAAAAGCATTAATGTTCAATAATCCATCGGTCGGACAAATCCGAGCCATACGATGGTTTACGATTTCTTAACGCCATGATACTGTTTATACATACAGTGTACTTTATTGATAAGGAGTTAATTAGCTGATGGACATCGATAATCTGAGCGAGACCGTTGCCAGAATCCAATTTGTAGCCGACGTATCACTCATCGCACACTGCAAGGAAGATGAATTGAAAATGGCACTGTCGATGATCAGTGACATGGCCGGTTCGATTGACACCTCACTTTACCAGGACGCTATCTACTGCCAGGCAGAATGATCGCCAGTAGTTTCAGCACTGCGACTTAGCCACCGTTTCGGTGGCTTTTTTGATGCTGCAGCAGAACGCATGTAGGTGCGTGATTTCGCATGACCCAAACAGGATCGCTGATCGCCCTTCTGCCCACGACTGCCGCGGTGTGAGGTGAGGCATGCATATGCATTAAAATCGATGCATGAAGCGGGCAGGCGTGGCGGGGAAAGCATTGCGCGCGAGTGTTTAGGATGCTTACCAAATCACAAATCAAGGATTGCATCACTACTCGCTTTACGTTTAAATTCATAGGAAATCTTTGATGAATGCTTTTAGCCTAAAGTAATGAAACTCGAAAAATTTTATTTCATGATTAAGCCTAACTCTAATTTGGGGGATAATAATGGGCAAGTCTGATGTCCTTTTTAGAGATAGCGGTAAAATTAAAAAGGAAGATTTAGAATTCATCCGAAAGATGGATGGTGAAGAGATAGAAAATATAGTATTTGTAAGAGCCGTTGCAAGAAGAATTAAATTCACTAGAGTTAGCTTTAAGTTTTGCATATTCGATAGTTGCTATTTCCGGGATTGTGTCTTTGATAGTTGTGACTTTACCGGATGTAAATTTTCTAGTAGCAATTTAAACGGTTCGACCTTTATCGACTGCAAACTTCATTACGCTGTTTTTGAAAGGACAATTTTAGAGCTTTCAACTTTAGCCGATAGTTTGCCAAAAGAGGAAAATTTAAGAGCAAAAGTTTTAAGATCTTTACGCACAAACTTTCAACAGCAAGGCGATGCGTCTGAGGTTAATAAATCAATCTATTTAGAACTTGAAGCAACAAAAATACATTTAAAAAAATCTTGGTATTCAAGTGATGAATACTACAGAACCAAATATCCAGGCTTTAAGAAACTTGGGAAATTTGGTGAATGGGCAGTATTTTCGTTATTAGACTTTATATGGGGAAATGGTGAAAGTGCAGCTAAACTACTAAGAACTGTATTGGTAATTCTTTTTCTCATATCCTTATGGGAAATTTACAAACTCCCTAATGCTAATAATATATTACCAGTAGCAAGTTGCTTCCTTAATTCACCTTCGATATTTTTTGGTGTTGCGAATGGGTCTGGATATGATGATTGGGCCACAACCTTGATACTATTTTTAAGGCTTGTGATCTTTGGCTTATTCATGTCAATACTCATTAAAAAGATAAGCAGGAGGTAATTTGCATATTTACGCTTTTGGTTCTGTCACTCGTGGGGAAGTGACTCCAGACTCTGATGTGGATTTACTTGCATTAGTAGAGAAGGATGTAGGAAACTTCGTTCATGACGCTTATTCAGTATACACTTATCAAAGAATTCAAGAGCTTTGGCATGAGGGCAACCCCTTTTCTTGGCACTTACATTATGAGTCTAGAATTGTTTTTAGTAGTAATGGTGCTGATTATCTTGAAAGCATTGGTTGCCCTAATCCTTACAATTCCTATAGAAGTGATTTCAGCAAATTTTTCACTTTAATGAATGAATCAATTTCTGAGATAAATAACAATTCTAACTCTGTTATTTTTGAGCTATCAAATATCTTCCTTGCTATCAGAAATATCGCGATATGCTTTACCCTCAAAAATTTTAGCAAGCCTATTTTCTCAAGGCATGCCGCACTGCTGCTTGAAGATAAAAGTATCATTTTGCCAAGTGAAGTCTATCAAACCCTTGAAAGAGCGCGGATTTTATGTACAAGAGGTAGAGGTGACAACTTAAGTGAAAATGAGATATCATTGGTGAAGTCTCACTTCTCACACATTCAGAATTGGGCAAGTGAATTGGGGGCATAGGTGACAATCATGTACGATTTCCTTAATAGGGTTGATGCTCAAAGGATTGTTTTAGATTCAGTCAATCGCCGAGGTTGGGTATCTGAGCCTCTGATGAGCCTATCCAAAAAAAGCATCGACCGTTGGATTTCACATAATTCAATTGATAGAAATTCAGAATTGGTTTCTTTACTGTTAACAACGTCTGATAAATTATTTTTCTTGGCAAATAAAAGCCAAGAACAGATTACCGAAGATTACAAGACTCTGTCTAAAGAAGTTGCAGAGCTATCAGTGAAAATTAGAAAAGCAGCAATCACATATTAATGAAGACAGTCTGATAAATTGTCAGACTGTCGTTTCATTTCTTTCTAAAAATCATACCTTTTAAATGAAATGATCTCTTCTTTATGCCAGAAGTTGATTTCTTTCATTCGCTCTTGTAACGGAGTCAGTTCATTCCTCACAAACACCTGCGCCGCCTTAACCGCATCACCAAACCCGCCCGTATTATCCGGGATAATCCCCATCATCTGCGGCGGCACGCGGTGCGCACTTAGCAGGTCGTCACGGCTGGCCTTCTTTATGTTGAAAAAGTCATCACGCGTAGCCACTTCGCTAAGTGGCAAAATCTTGATGCCGTCCGGCTTGCCGTTGGGCGCATACATAAACAGATTGCGGAAGTTGCCGATCCCTTTGGTGTCGCGCATCGCCTGTCGCATGCGCTCTATGTCGCTGCTACTTTGCGCCGCGTCGGTCATATACAGGATGTAGCCGGCATGCGCACCGTTCTGGTAATACTTGCGGCGGAACAGCGTGGCCGACTCATTCAGCCAGGCGGAGTTAAGCGCGCTGAGATATTCCGGCAGGCCGTAAAGCTCCTGATTAATATCCGGCTCGATGAGGTGGAACACCTGATCCGCATCGAACTGGTGTGCCTCCTTCCATTCCCCCACAAACCAGTACACCCCCTCTTCCACGCCGCGCCGCGTATATTTGGCCGGTGACGTTTCCAGTCGCAGCGGCTGACCAAGCGTATTGCGGCGCAGCTCGGCAAAGGCGTTGCCAAACACCAGATAATCCAGCGCGAACTTGCTGAACTCCTGCTGGCTCAGCAGCGGGTGCGGGATAAAGGTTGATGCCAGAATGTTTCGCTTAACGTACAGCGGCGAACTGTGGTGCACCGCCGAGCGCAGGCTTTTCGCCAGCCCGTGAAAACTGACTGGCGGCTCGTACCAGCGCCCGTTATGGATGCATTCGGTGTAATCCATAATATCGCGCTTATCCAGCACCGCCGTTGGCTCGCCGAAACTGAACGCCTCGAACGGCGGCGGTGCTGCGTGCGCAGGCTGGGTTTGTGCGGTGAATGCCTTGCGGTTTTTGCGTTTGCTCATCAGTAAAATTCCATGAATGAAGGGTTATCGCCGCCGCTGGCAGCGGTGAGCGGTTCGTTTAAGAGTGCGTGCATGATTGCCCAGGCGACATCGGCGTGGCTTGCCTCTTCGCTGCGGCTGGCTTCGTAGGTTGAACGGTTGCCGCTGGCGGTCATGGGGCGAGTGGGTGATCGTTAAACGCGTGGGTGATGCACTGCACGTTAATCATGTTGGCGAAAATCCATTACCTGACAACGATGCGCGACCTATGCAGCTCTATGCTGGCGGCGATCTGGTTAGTGAGTGGCGATCATGAGTGACTTACAACTGGTCAATGACAGGCTGAATGCGTTGATTGGCAACCTTTCGCCTTATTCGCGGAAAGAGATGGCGCGCAATATCGCAAAGAAACTGCGCGCCAGCCAGCAGCAGAGCATCAAGCGCCAGCAGGCTCCGGACGGTACACCTTTTAAGCCGCGCAAGGCACAGCCCATACGCAGCAAAAAAGGCCGGGTTAAGCGAGAGATGTTTGCCAAGCTCCGCACTGTGAAATACATGAAAGCGCAGGCAACCTCAAATGAGGCGGTGATTGAGTTTACCGGTCGCGTGCAGCGCATGGTGCGCGTGCATCAATATGGGCTGCGAGGTCGACCATCCAGAGGAAGTAAAGAGGTGCAATATGAGTTAAGACCGCTAATAGGGATCTCTGAACTTGATGTTTCGATTGTTGAGCAGTTAATTATAAATGCTTTGACATAGCACCTGACTGAATGGAATATTACTTAAGAGTATTTTATGAATGGAGTCAGTTATGTTATTTGAAAACTTTTTTTCATTGGGATCGCTTATAGCAATCAGTTTTTCCCTAGCGCTTACTATTAATTACCTAAAAATAAATTTCAAATTAGAAGTTAGAAACCAAAGTCATAATATTAACGGTAACAACAACACTATTAATATTTATGAGTTAGACAAAAGAAACAATAAGAACTTTCAAACATTATCGGTGATCATATCTGTGATGTTATTGGTCTTATTCCCATTTTATCCTTCATTTTTCCTAAGCTTGATGAAGTCATTCTCATGGCTACCGCTAGTGATATGTTTGACCGGTGTCTTTGTTCAAATTTACATGCGTGGATCAAAACGAATATACGACATTGTATATGTTATACCAGCCTTGATTGTTGGTGTTTTAATGTACCACGCTCTATATCTTGCAACTCATGGTAACTACATTCATCTCGATATATACCCGCGCCTGTTTAATTATCTATCCAATCCATATTTCAGCTTTGGTTATCTCGATGGCCTCAATGATCTTTTAAGAGAGGTTTCTGCTTACTTAGGCTTCGTTATTCTTTTTCTAAGTGCAATATATATATCCTTCGCCTTTATAATTGAAAGGAATTTTGATTCAATTAATAAATATATCCTGTACTGGGTCGCAACTGCTTTTTTTGGCAATTTCTTAGCTGCTGGCATACTGATAGAATATATGAGTGGCGGTTTCATTTACATAGAGTACGCATATAAGTTACTGCTGTATTTCTTTAAAAATATTGTATGAGTGTTCGCTGGTTACCTATCAAACAGTCATAACACTACATCGTAAAAAGCATGGGGCATCATAGCCCCATGAACGAACAACTCTCCGAAATCCTGCGCCTGATGCGCAACCTTATCCGCATCGGAACCGTGTCCGCCGTAAAACTGGACGACTGGTTATGCCGCGTGGATACAGGAAATAACACAACCGGCTGGCTTCACTGGCTCTCTGCGCGTGCGGGTAAAACCCGTTCTTGGAATGCGCCGTCGTTAGGTGAGCAGGTTCTATTTTTTACCTCGGCGGTGAACTCGATACCGGGTTTGTGCTGCCGGGGATCTTTTCTGATGACAACCCCGCCTCATTTGCATCGGCTGATGCACTGCATTGATTATTCCCTGATGGGGCTGTAATTGAGTACGAGCCGGAGAATGGTGCACTCAAAGCAACCAGCAAACAGACCGCCCCACATTGGATCGTTAAGCGCGTGGGTGATGAACTGCACGTTAATCACATTAGGGAGAACCCATTGCTTGAGAGCGATGCGCGGCCCGAGCAGCTTATGCTGGCGGTAATCTGGTCAGCGAGTGGCGATTGTGAGTGATTTGCAACAGGTCTATGACCGGCTGAACGCATTGATTGGCAACCTTTTACCGTCCTCGCGCAAAGAGATGGCGCGCAACATCGCGAAGAAGCTGCGCGCCAGTCAGCAGCAGAATATCAAACGCCAGCAGGCACCGGACGGCACATCCTTCAAGCCGCGCAAGGCACAGCCTATACGCAGCAAAAAGGGCCGGGTTAAGCGCGAGATGTTCGCCAAACTCCGCACCGCGAAATACATGAAAGCGAAGGCAACCTCAAATGAGGCGGTAATTGAGTTTACCGGGCACGTGCAGCGCATGGCGCGAGTGCATCACTATGGTCTGCGTGACAGGCCATCACGTCACGGTAAGGACGCGCAGTATGAAGCGCGCCCGCTTATGGGCCTCAACGAGGCTGATTTAAAAATGATTGAGGAACTAATAATTTCGCGATTAGAATGATTTAAAATTGTATGTGACGGGACGGAAAATGAAAAACGTTATAAATATAAAAAATGGTGCCTTACTCTTGGGGATCACCTTTCTGATTTTAGGCGCAATTAATTCTACGCTTGAAAATGTGACAGGTGGCGCTGCGTGCTTTGCTTCTGGAGTAATTGTTATAATACTTTTCCATTTTGATGTTAAAAGCTTTAATGTTTTTGGATTGGCTGCGGAACTTAGGGAAAAACTAAGTGAAGCAGAGGAA